TACCTGTTTCAGGAGTTATAGTTGCTTCTCCTACCAGTGGAGCCAAATATCTTCTAAGCTCTTCTGTCTGTTCAAAACCCTCTCCATAAGAGTTTTTTCCATTATACAGACTTATAACCTCTTCTTCTTGGGCGGCTGTAAGAAACTGAGACTTCTCAAATTCATCAATCTCTACTGATACAGGATTATCTGTAGTACCAGAAGGAGTTGGTATACTATAACTTGAAAGTAGGGTATCAAAGCCTCTAGAAAATTCACTTCCCTTCATTTCTTACTTTGTTTTAGTTACTCACTTCTTTGTCCTGCTTGCATTACTGCCTGAAGGTTATCCTGTCCTGTATTAGTCCAAGCAATCTTAGCAAGTTCTACTGCTCTTTGAAGTATCTCTTCATGCATCATTGGGTCTAACTCACACTCACCATTAGTTTGTGTGGCAGTACTAGGAGTAGCACTGTAGGTATAGCCATTGATTGTAAGTCCATCTAAATCACCCAAAATGATTGGTTTAGGTCTTCTGATGTATCTGATAGTATAGCTAGTTACAGTTTCATTTGGACCAGCCACAATCTCTGCAACCTTTACATAGTTGTCAGTACCTGTATTAATGAGCCTCCAAGCCTGGTTCTTAAGAGGTCTTTTGAAAGGTTTAGACATGAGCCTTAAATATTCATCATACTTAAGTGGTATAACTTGAAGAATATTGTCTCCCACCTTAGCACTCTCATTGATTGCTAGGAATACATCTGTGGGAAATGTCCATACAGTAGACCTACTGTCAATCTGGGTGTACTGTGGGTCTGAAGGATTTATTGTAACTTTAGTACAATTATCTACCTTCATTAAGCACGAGAAGTCTGCCTGCCTCTTCTGATTGTCATCAAAGCCTGCTTGTTTATGGTTACTTTGAGGAAGAAAGTAGTTCTTTATCAGCTCATCTTGAGCTTTAGTAAGAAACACACTCTTCTCTGCTTCAGTTAATCCAGGAGCCTGATTACTAGTAATGTTATTGTATTGTGTGTCGAACCTCCAAGAAATCTCACCAATATCCATGTCTGTTTTATTTTGTCTGCCAGGGGAACCGCGTTCAACTGGCTCCCCCAGCAGTTGATTACTAATCTTTTACTTTTGCTTCTAATGTGTACTTAAGCTCACTTCTCTTAGTACTTGTAATATACCTTGCTGCATTGTCAAGAGTACTCTCCTGATTAAGTTCGCAAAGAGGCTTATCACCATCTGTCAAGTAGTAAGCATCATTTCTCTTTGAAATAATACCCCTATCAAGACACTTCTTAATAAGCACTTTTGCAGAAAGCAACTCATCTTGGATAAATCTGAGGAAGTTTCTTGGGTCTTTCTGTATATACTCAATGACCTTTCCCTGTAAGAAATCAAGCTTAGTTTGGGGTGCAAGAGGTCTTCCACTGAGGAGTTCAAGAAGTACTCTAAGTGTGTCTGCATCATTTCTGATAGCACCATACTCTTCATAACACTTCATAATACCCTCGTTTCTTGACAGATTTGCACTTGCTTCTGCATTTTCACTGATAATCACAAACTGATAAGTTGCTTTAGGAGCCTCTTCTAATGCTTGCAGTGAAGGAGCAATATAGTCCTCATTAGCCAGCAGTATCTTATACTTTATATAGTCTTCTGGATTGCTTAAGTCAAGGAAGTTATCTTGCTTATACAATCTAACCTTTCCTATTCCATATGGATTGTTATCACTCCAGAAATTATCTGCCTTCCTATATACACTCAGAGCATTGTATTCCAATCCCATTATTTGCTCCAAGAATGCTTTCTCATTATTGGTTAGTACATTCTTGAATGCACCAGTACTTTGGAGTCTTGGAACTACAAACTCCCTAAATGCTCTCTCTGACATACCACCGTCAAGTACATGTCCCTTTTGCCTTACTAGAGCATTAGGACTAGCAACAAACCTCACAATGACTCTCTCATTGCGCAGACAATTAACAGGACCTGAGGGCTCTTGCTTAACAGGTTCTACATAAGTCTGTTTAGGTTCATTCTGTACTTCATTCATTGTTGGCATCTCTTTTTCTACTCTTCCCTTGTTTGCCATTTTAACTTCTCCTTTTTATCTTTTAACTATTAAATTAATAAACTTTATAAGGGTGGGGCAGGAGGGGATTGTTCTCCCCTCACTGCCTTTCCTTATTTCATCTTTTATCCCTGAAGGATAGAGGGAATAATACTCATGGTTCTGGTGGGATCAAGTACACAGATACCAGTTGTGGTCATCTTGTGAACTGTAGCAGAATCCTCATCATGACTCATGAAGTCATTACCAATCTTACCAGTGAAGGGATTGCGAAGACCCCACTCATAAGAAGTCATATCGCCTTCCTGGCCCTTAACAGCCACCTTGAAGATGTTGGGCTGATTCATTGAACCAATGTCAAAGATGTCATATCTGTAAGAATATGCAGGACCACCAAGAGGATGCATAATCTTATTTCTGATAGGATCATCATACATAGGATCAACATTAATCTTCAGCTTAACACCGTTGGGAGCCAAGAACTCTGTAAACTGGAAGCCAGCTGCAAGAGCATTCTCGTGGAGAGGAGAAGTAGTTCTCTTCACCATACCCAAGTTATCAGCATTAACCTGAATGGGCTGCCAACCACTTACAGTATCAAGAACTGCTTTGTGGAACTGAGCAGCACCTCTTTCACCAGTATTCAGCACAAATGTACGCTCCTTCATGTTGAGGTTAGCAGCACTGAGCTCATACAGAGCATTCTCAATAGCCTTCAGTGAGAAGTCATTGTAGAAAGAGGTGTTATTAACTTCCATCTGCTGGAAGAGACCTGCACCCATGCGGATTACTTCACCACTCTTACCAATGTCAAGATACTCACCATACTTGTTGCGGTTGCTGCGACCATAAGCCAAGAGCTTATTCTTTGCATCATCCCACTGTTCCTCAAGTACCCACTGCTCATAGTGCATCCACATGTCTACGTTCTTAACAGTATAACTGTTGTTAGCTGTCGGAACTTCTACAGGAATACCAAAAGCAATCTTCTTGTTGATGAGAGCACCAGATACCTTATGCTGCATACGAATGGTAGAGAACTCATTGCGCATTGCAATAGGACTAGAGAACATGATGTCATCAACCTTACGAGAGAACTCTCTTTCTACAGGAGCATATTCCTTAGAGAAACGCTTGCCAGGAGCCAATTGTGCAGCAGGAATACCAGTAGTAACACCACCAGTAACAACTACCTTATAACGCACATTAGTACCCTCACGATAACCATCACCAAGAATACGCAGAGGATAGATTTCATTGAGTTCACCTACGATGATTGCACCATCAGCAAAGAGGTCCTCATCAAATACTACATAGAAGGGCTCACCATTAGCACCTGCATTACCACTAGTAATAGCAGTACCACTAAGGTCTCTTGCTTCTACAATAGGCAGGTTCTTTACCATGCTGCCAATAACCTTCCAAGTGTACTCATCATTGCTCTCAAATGTCTTAGTAGGATACTGAGACAAGAATGTGTTAAGTGTCCTTCTGTAACGGAAAGCAAGAAGCTGAACCATCAAATTGTCCAGTTCCTGTGGCTTACCCAAGAAGGCACTGTTAATGTGATTGAGCTTACTGGTTTTTGCCCAGCTCTCAAACTCCATACTTTGAAACTTACCAAGTTTTCCCATTTAATTAAAAAGTTTAACCATTAAACAATCTTTACTTTTGTTTCTATATCTTTGTTAGAGAGCCAGTTTGAAATTACCTCCTAAAAATGATTCTGGATCATCTTTTACACTTGTAACCATCTTAAGACTACCATCGGGGTTTCTTCTGGTATTGTTGAGGGTTTTCTCTAACTCTCTAATCCCTTTTCTAACTTCTTTAGCAACTTTACCTTTGGTAAAGGAATCAAAGTCCTTAAAACCATTGGTCAGAGTATAGAAGAGACCTACGTACTTAATGAAATCAGAATGATTCTCCATCTCATACTTCTGAATAGCTGTCAGGTATTCTCCAGTCTCAGGGTCTTTGTAAGTTGGTCTAGAAATAGCATCAAAAGCTTTCTTTCGTACATCATTGCTAATTTCTAAATCACCTACAAGATTCTTGTCTTCAAGAATGGACTTCTTAAGCTTTTCAGACTCTTTCACTCTTTCAGCCTTTTCTTCGTCGGCTTTCTTCTGAGCATCTTTAAGCAAGGTGTTGTATTGATTCTGGAAGTACTCCTTGTTGCTTTGCAGAGCTTCCTTAGCATCATCAATGTCATTCCCTGCTTCAATGCTTCTTTCTGTGAGTTTCTGCGCTTTAGTCTCACTCATACCTTTGTTAAGGTAATCCTGATAAATGAGCTGCTTCCTTAATTGCTCTCCCTTTTCACTTTCTTCAGACAGCACTGCATCTGTGAGAGATGAGAGATAATCTAGGGTACCTTCATACCTTCTGATTTCATTAGGTTCAACTCCATTTTTAAGTGCCTTCAATACTCTTTGTTGCCCCTCATCATAGCGAGCATTGACTTCTGCTTCAATAAGCTCACTAAATGATTCTGCATCAACAGCTTTCGCTATTGTATCTTCGTCAAGGTTAGGGAAGATACCATCCACTGCCAAGGCATTGGCAATGGAAGAGTAGAAGTTTTCATTTGGAGAAGTGCCACCGTCTTTATCAGGGATGGTTTCTTCCTTTACCTCTTTCTTCTTCTCACTACCTACGCCCTCTGGTTGTTCAGCAAAGTCTCCAAAGAGTTCACCTTGCTGTTCTTCCTCAGTAGTCTCAATTTCTCCATTATCTTCAGGAGTCTTTTGCTCCTTTCCTTCTGCTACTTCCTCTGAGGTAGCAGTCTCAGTCTCACTAAACAGGTTATCTATCTCCTGTTCTCCGAGAATGTTGTCAAGAATTAATCCTTCCATGTTTGCTTCTCTTTTAAATTCTACTTAATCTTCATGTCGCAAAATTATATATTTACAAATCACTGACTTTTAACATAAATAGAATCCTAAGTGAAACTAAAAAGGACACTTAAAAAAGTGCCCCCTTTTGTAATTTAAAAACCAAAAACCTTGTCTTTCTTTACTTTATAGTTCCTAGTCCAATAATCATCATCCTCTATACCAGACGATGATTGTTCTCCACCTCTAAGATTGCCCTGATATAGTACAAGCTTCTCTTCTCTGTAAAGTATTAGTTGCACAAGACTAAGCGTGCGGTCAAAATTTTGGAATGGATTCCACTGTATCAGTTCCTTAATTAAAGCTCTATTCCTTATATTATATAGGTTAGGTACAGTAACCTCTATTTCATTACCATCAATATCCTTTTGTATCTTAGTAACGGGTTTTCTAAGCCAACTGTTTATCATCTTAAATCCAGCATTAATAATGGGAGTAGTAGCTCTTATTCCCTTTACAGTATTTCCATAACCTGACGTGTGTACAAGTTGTCTTTCTTTAAGGTATTCAGGAGTATCAGCTAAAAGATGAGCACTATTGTGACTGCTAAAGTAAGAAAAAGTACCTTTTATATTGGATTCATACATACACTTTGTGTTATAGAAGAGACATAATAATCTTACCTTCTCATACAAGTCTTCAGCAAACATTGGTCTTCCTGTATACTCTGCAACAATAGTATCTGTCCATAAGTCCATTACAAGACAAGAGCCCAGTGACATAGTTTTAGCTACATCACTATCAAATGGGTCAAGACTAATTATGTATCTTCCAAAAGGAACTTGCTCATCTGAATCTTTTTGGGGCATACTGAAGATTTCCAGGGCTCCCAACACTTTGTTGTCTTTAGTAGGAAAGTCTCTTATGGGAATATCTCCAGAAGGTTCAAATCTTACTTTACCAGCTTTATCTTGCACAAGATTACCTACATACACATCATCGTATTCATTGGGATTGTTGTCTATCTGATTTAATCTCTCATTCAGTTCTGTTACAGGAAATACATTACCTTGACTTCTGATGATAGCCTCTTGAGGAGTAATAGGATACTGAGATATGCGCTTGGTTATAGTATTAATATCTGTAGTACCATACTTAACTTTATACCTATCGTTACAAAGCATCAACAGTGCTTTGGTTACATCGGAATTACCATCCTTATCCATACATGAAGAATCATAATTCAGATATGCAGGATAAAACATAGTTATCATTCTTCTGCCTTGACCCTCTTTATCAAATACATTGGCTAGAGGCTCTAGGTTAAAACCTTCGGGAGAGTAAATCATTTCTGCAAAGTCCACAAAGTCTGACTGGTCATCACCACTGGTTCCATACATTATGATTTCACCGAATACATCAGTACCCTGTTCTACAGAAGGTCTAATCATATTGTACATAGCTGTAAGATTCTTAAAGATACCCGCTTCCTCTACAAGATAGAGCACACCTCTGGAACCATTCAGTTTATCCTGATTAACACCAGTTATAACACCAGTAACAGTATTTTTAGAGCCATACTCTACATTACTACCAGACTTAAGATAACCCATTTTCCAAGCCATCTCCTGGTTACTGCTCTTAATTCTTCTAGAAGAGAATTGGGTGTTTTTAGCACAGAAGTCTATATTATCTACAAATACAGCAAGTATCTGGTTAGGATTCATCATCTTTGTCCTATCAGCAGCTGTAACAAAACATTGTATCTCTTGGGTATTATCAGCAGTTTCTCCTATTATAAACCTCCTACTGAGCATAGCAGCACCCAACGTAGTCTTTCCGCGTCCTCTACTAGCCAATTCTGCTGCATGATGCCCATGTACTCTTGCTTGATGCATATAGTGAGACACAAAGAATTGTCCATCCCAAAAATTAGGATGTAATACTACACGCTGAGTAAAGCCCGTGTCATTCTTTTTAATCATATGCATAGGACAATAATTCAGCATCCAGTAATAATCCCCTGTTACCCACATGCCAGTGTCAGGATTAACAAAACCTTCCCAACCCCTTCTTTTCTCTTCTAAAAGCCATCTGCCAAAATCACTATTAGGATTGGCATTAGCTCTTAGTAGAGTATATTTACCATTCTCTTCCCAAGCTTTTGCAGCTGGTCTGAAGAAGTCACTTCCTTCAAGTATGGGAGGTTTGGTAACATCTATAATAGCTCTGCCATACTCATCTCTTGGTAACTCTGATATTAAAGGTCTATCTG